CTAAGAACGCCTATAATCGCGGCGGCAGGATAGTCCTAGTAGAAGCCTCGAAAGACCTCCCTGAATACCGTTCTTGGGTTACGGCGTGTGCTTCTGACGAAGCGGCGGCGCAGGAATGGGTGAAACCAACCCGCGATACGCCTATGGAGGTTATCGTGACGTTCGTTCTACGGAAACCGAAATCCGTGAAACGCGAACACCCGACTACACCACCCGACCTCGACAAACTCGTACGCGCCGTTCTTGACGGTATTACGCAGGCCGATAATGTTTGGCACGACGATTCACAGGTCACACGAATTATGGCGTACAAAATGTACGGAAACGCCGGGCTGACGACGGTGATGGTGTCCTACTAATGGTCGCTTCATTAGACACACTCGACGGTAACGGGAACAACGTCGCCGTCTGCGCGCAACCCGACATCAACCCAGACTTCTTCTTCGACCCTTTCTTCACGGATTTAGCGCAACAGTTATGCCAAGAATGCCCGTTGCGTACTAAATGTGCGGAGTTCGCGTTGACGGAGAAAATCAAAGAAGGCGTATGGGGAGGTTTATCCGAGCAGGAACGGGCAAGCCTCCTTCGACGGAAACAAAAACAATTAGCAAGAAAGGCTAATAAATGAATTATGTAACAATCAGCGGTAACCTCGGTCGACCGGCGGAAACTCGTATGACGAAGAACGGTAACGCGGTCACTACGCTCGCGCTCGCCCACACGCCGCGCGAGAAACGTGACGGGGAATGGGTTGACGGCGAAACGCTCTGGTTCAAAGTGACCGTCTGGGCCGACCTGCCCGAAGCACTCTACACGAAGGGTCAGCGAGTTCTCGTATCGGGCGAACTCGGTCAGGAAACGTACGAGAAGGACGGCGAAAAGCGTGTTTCGCTCGTCATCAAAGCCGCGACTATCGGTATTCAGCACATCGTCAAAGAGGCTTCCGCAACGAACGACCCGTGGAGTAACCAGCCGGCGCAAACGGAATGGGCGACCCCGGCAACTGAGGAAGCACCGTTCTAATGTGCGAACATCACTTTACGCAAGAAGTGGTCGGCGGCCCTGTCGTTTGTAAAAACTGCGGAGCCACTCCGACGGGTCAGACCGTCGTGAATGTTGAAACGAAAACGTCAACTACGCAATCTGTATTACAGGGGTGCGGTTGCCTCGTTATTGGTTTCATAATTATCGTCGTAATCATCGCGATTATCTAGGAGGAAATTATGTTCACAAAACGAATCGTCTGGTCAGTCGAACAGCCCGGCGGAGTATCTATCAACATCATCAGGCATAGCGACGACTGGTTCATTCAACGCGAATGGGCTAACGGTGAAGTAGACGAGTTTATTGAAATTGAGCCGACGACGTTCGAAAACTTCGCCCGGTTATTCAAGAAACTCGCCAAACAATTCGACAAAGAGATGGATAGAACGCTACCGTGTAACGCTTGCGGAACACATATTTTGTGGAATATCCACGAGGAAGAGTTAGGCCTCTGCGTCGAATGCTCTAACACCTATTTCGAGAACGGAGAAAAATGAACACCGAAATTATTGACACACTTGCCAAAGGCTCGGTCGAGTCTTTCAACCTTGGCGTACAGTTGGAACGCAAACGTGTTCTTGAGTTACTTCAGAAGATGAGCGACATTGCTTTCGCCACACAGAGCGAAGTCGGCGGTCACACCGTTTGGGCAATCGAACACGCTATCGAACTCATCAAAGAAACGGGCCAATGATATATACCTCGCTCGGTTGGTGTATGTCTAACGACCACGACAACTGCCCCGGCTACTACCGGTCAAAAATCAACCCGAACATTGTCGATATGTGTTTCTGCGAATGTCATCAGAAAGGAGAAATCGTGCGCGACCCAGAAAAACTGGAAAACGACGCTTGGATTAGTTGCCTCGCCGTCGCCGGGCTTACCGTCATATTCCTGTTCGGCGTAATCTTCGCTCTCGTGTTCCTATGACGTATTGGGTGACGGCGGAAGAAGTAATCGCCGAAACATATAAACCCGAAACGAACCACCACCCGACCGTAGAGCAAGTGACTACGGAAGTATGGCAGGCCGACGAAGGCCCTGACTATAAACAGGTGGAAGCGGAACTCGCCGCTATCCGTCGCGAACAAGCGGCGACGCGAGAACGCGATAACCGGCTACTCGGTGCGGAACTATTCCTCACCCTGCTACCAGACCTTATTCGTTCTGCCCAGAAAATCACACAAGAAACTCAAAAGAAGGTTACAATGGATAATAGGTTACTCGGTGAAAGGATACTCGGCCTTGAAGATTGAATCGGTAGCGGTAGGAGAACTGAAAAACTACCCGAAGAACCCTCGTAAGGGTAACGTCGCGGTGATTGCGGAATCGTTGGAAGCGTACGGTCAATACAAACCGATTACGGTCAACAAGACCAATAACGAAATCCTCGCCGGCAACCACACTTACCGGGCCGCTGTGCAACTCGGTTGGGAAACTATTGACGTCGTATTCGTGGACGTTGACGACACTACCGCCGCGAAGATAGTCGCAATTGACAACCGTTCAACCGATGTATCCGAGTACGATAACGCGGAACTGAAAGCACTCCTTGAATCGTTGCCCGACCTGGACGGTTCAGGTTACGACGATTCCGACCTCGACGATTTACGCGCTCTTCTTGACGAGGCCGCTAACCCGACCGTCGGTAAGTTCGCGGAAACGAAAAAAGGCGACACCGGGCAGAACGGTACCACTATCAGTACCACGCTCGAAGAGTACGCGGAACGGTACGCGCAGAAAGCCTCCCGAATGCTTGTAGCGGACTACCCGAACGATATTTACGTCTGGTTGCTAGGCAAACTCGGTCAGTATCGTGAAGAAAACAAGATTGCGTCGAACGCTGACGCTATCGTGTCACTCGTAGAAGCTTATTACGGAGAGAGCGCACCGAATGAAACTCTCTGAACTACCAATCAACCGTGTCAAACGAGTAATGACATATGACGAAGCGACAGAACTCGTCGGCACAACCGTACCCGATATTACGTTCACACCTCACGAAGCCGGTATCTGGGTAGACGCAGACACGGAAGAACCATTCTTCGCCTGTTTCCCGATGGAAGAAGAAGTCGGCCTACTCCGCGCCGCTGTAATGAACATCAAATACGGTACAACGAAACGCCAATCGACCGGTATTGAGAACGAATCACGCACGTTCGGAATGGCACCACGAAAAATCTTCCAACGCCGCGAATCGTGCCGACCGACAGCGTTAGCACAAGACGCACCCGAAGAACACGCGGTACTCGTAGCGTTCGCCGAGAAGTTCGGCAAAATGTTTCAAGAATTCGCACCCGACCTATGGGAACGCGACGCAACAAACCTCGATAACGCCGGGCTAGCAAACGAATGGCGTATGACCGACGACGCTATGTGGACTTCCGGTGTAGTTAACAAATCCTCCACACTCCCATACCACCGCGACGGTTTCAACTTCGCAACGTGGTCAGCGATGCCCACAATCCGACGCTCAATGGGTGGCGGCTATCTACACTTCCCCGAATACGACTTCGTATACTCGGCCCGCGACGGCTGGGTATCATTCTTCCCCGGCTACAAATATGTTCACGGCGTAACACCTATGACACCGAAAACAAAAGACGCCTACCGTTACTCCGTCGTCTACTACGCGCTACGCGGAATGAAAGACTGCTTCACCTATGCGGTAGAAACAGCGAAAGCGAAAGAATCCCGTACGGCCCGTGAAGACGGTATGGCACACGACCTTCGAGAAGGTGTCAGCACAATTAATAAAGTAAAAGGGAAAAAATAGTGGGCGTACTCGTAACCGTACAATCAGCGAACCGACCCTACCAAGTACCCGTAATGCTCAAAGCGTTACGCGGCGTAGAACCAATATGGTATGTGCCAGCCGGTCAAGAAGAAGAATACGCGGCAGAAGGCGCAAAAGTTAGACGAGTAGTAGGCGAACTGCCTATGAAAACGAAACAACTAAACGCCGCTCTCGACGACAGCAACGGAATCACAGTAACAATGGACGATGATTACGTTACGTCATCTTTACTGCTTTCCGAAAACCCTAGACGAACGAAACGCATTTACCTAGACGAACTCATAACTATTCTTGTCGGCGAACTAATTGAATCACCGTTCTATCTCGCTGGTATCGCTGGAACGTCAGACTCACGGAACGCATTTCTTTTACCGAAAACTTATGGAATGGTGACAGGACAAATACTTGCCCATAAACAAACACCTTTACGCTTCGACGAAAATCTAGGAATGCTAGAAGACCTCGACTTCATAATCAGCCACCACCAAACATTCGGCGGCCTACACAAAAACCGAGCGATACTACCCGAGTTTCACATCTTCGGAAGAAACGAAAAGTCAGACGCCGAATATAAAGGCGGCTATGACAAATACCGAACCGAAGAACTACAACAAATCACGCTTCAACAACTCACTAACAAATACCCGAACTTAGTTTTCGAGAACAACGGGCTAGGTAAATCCGTACAACGACTCGTCAATTTCCGTAAACTCGCCAACGAATTCGGCGGGAAATAATGGAATATCAAGTAGCAGTAATCAGCCACGCCAGAGCCAAAAACGTACAAAAAATACAACAATACGCACCCGAAGCCATCTGGTACGTCGGATACGGTGAAGAACAAAACTACCTCGACGCTGGCGCACAAAAAGTAATCGAAGCTGGCAACCTAATAGACTCTCGTAATCGCGCGCTCGACGACGCACACACACAAAACAAAGCCTGTGTCGAAATCAGCGACGACCTCGGCGGCCTACAAATCTACGAACCCACCGGGCTACGAACAGTCACACTCCACGAAGTAGTAACCCTAATGGAAAAAATCGCAACCAAAATCGGTGCCAAACTCGCAGGAGTAGCACCAACAGCCAACACTTTCTACGTCAACCTAGAACAACCAATCAAAACACAACACTTCATACTCGGCGACCTAATCTGGGTAGCACCATCAACACCACGCTTTGACACCGCACTCAAACTCAAAGAAGACTACGACTTCACCGCACAACACATCACCACATACGGCCTCGTAGCCCGAATAGACCCCATCATCGCCAAATTTGCACACCGAACCAACGCCGGCGGCGCAGTCGAATACAGAACAGTCGAAAAAGAACAAGAAGCCATCGCTATCCTCAAAGCCAAATGGGGCAATGCTATCGTCGATAACCCACGACGACCCAACGAAATCCTTTTCAAAGGCAAGAACCTAATTCCCCGATGAGGTATTATTTATCCTGAAACGGAGGATAACCATAGTGGGAACAAAGAAACGCTCAGTACCACCCGAACAATTCGACAAAGAAAACCAAGTCCTCGAACTACGCCGGGCTGGTGAAACGTGGGAACGTATCGCTAAGGCTGTCGGTTACGCTAACGCGTCAGGCGCACAGAAGGCTTACCAGCGTGTTGTCATTCGTGTCCAGAGGGATACGGTAGATGATATTCGCGACCTCGAACTCGACCGGCTAGACCGCTTACAGAGGGCATACTGGACGCCGGCTATTCTTGAGCGCGATAAACGGGCCGCTGAACTCGTGTTGAAGATTATGGATAGGCGAGCGAAACTGCTCGGTATCGACGCTCCGAACCGTATACAGGCGGAGGTGATTACTTATGACGGAAGCCACGACGTCGAATCCGACATTGAACGCATCATTGGACTCCTCGACCAAATGGATACGCGCGGCCCGTTATCGTTGGAAGCGGGAACAGGCGAGGCAGGAACAATTACCGCCGGCGAGTAACTGGAACGTTTGGTTGTATCTCGCTGGTCGTGGTGCTGGTAAGACGCGCACAGCGGCGGAATGGTTAGCGTGGGAGGCTATCTCTCAACCGAATACCCGGTGGGCGATTGTTGCCCCGACGTATGGTGACGCTCGTGATACTTGCGCTGAGGGCGAATCGGGTGTGTTGAGCGTGTTACGGCGATACCGAATGTTATACAACTACAACCGGTCTATCGGCGAAATCCTCCTCACTAATGGTTCGCGCATCAAACTATTCTCCGCAGACAAACCAGACCGCTTCCGAGGCCCTCAACATCACGGAGCGTGGTGCGACGAGTTAGCGGCGTACAGGTATGAAGACGCTTGGAACCAGTTACAGTTCGGCCTACGACTCGGCGACCACCCTCGCGTATTCATCTCCACAACACCACGACCAACGAAACTAATCCGCGCACTCACAAGCCGCGACGATGGCTCTGTCGTAGTAACGCGAGGCTCAACATTCGATAACGCTAAGAACCTCGCCGCGTCTGCCCTCGCCGACCTCAAGATACGTTACGAAGGGACGCGGCTAGGCCGCCAAGAACTCTATGGCGAAATAATCGACGAAGTAGATGGCGCACTCTGGAAACTCACCCTAATCGAAGAGAACCGGGTGGAACAATTACCTCAACTGGTGCGCGTAGTCGTCGCTATCGACCCTGCCACGACGTCTGGTGAAGACTCTGACGAAACGGGTATCGTCGTCGCCGGTATCACCGCAGATGGGCATTACTACGTCCTAGAAGACCTCACCTGCCGCGAATCACCAGACACGTGGGCGCGCGTTGCCGTAAACGCCTACAAGAAACACAAGGCCGACAGGATTATTGGTGAAACGAATAACGGTGGAGATATGATTGAGTCCCTACTACGCCAAGTCGACCCGACAATCTCGTACCGTAAAGTCACAGCGACTAGGGGCAAGATTATTCGCGCCGAACCTGTCGCCTCAATCTACGAACAACACCGGGCGCACCACGTCGGCGCATTCGCGAGACTCGAAGACCAGATGTGTAACTACACACCCGACTCCGATTTCTCACCCGACCGGTTAGACGCGCTCGTATGGGCTATGACTGACCTTATGGAAGGCGCATCAAGTATGATGGGTCTAGCGGCCCTCGCACAATTCTGTGGGTCGTGTGGTCTACCGGCACCGAAATCGGCTACGGTCTGCCCGAACTGTCACCAACCTTTAGAGAGAAGCGCAGAATGACTTTCGTCAAATACTCACGGCCCTGCCAAACCAACGTCACTAACGACGACTTCAAAGCGCACGTCGCTCGCGGCTCGTCTATCCCCGGCCTCGATTACAACTGCTCGAGCGGCTCGAAGGTGTTCGCCGCCGCCGACGGGAAAGTTATCGTCACCGACCAAGTTGCCCAAGACGGTACTGGTATCAGTATCGAAATCAAGCACCCTGACGGAATGGTTACGCGTTACCTTCACCTTTCCAAAATCAAGGTGAAGAAGGGTCAGGAAGTCCTACGCGGCGACGTCATCGCCTTGTCGGGTGCTACTGGTACAACTGTCACCGGCGCACACCTCCACCTCTCTGTCGTCGACAAGCACGGCAAGTTCATCGACCCTGAAAAGTGGTTCGAGAAGAACAAGAAAGAAGAGAAGGCTCTCGCCGCCACAGTAGTACCCGAACCCATCGCACCAGTAACGGAAGGCTAAACCAATGACCCAATTCGACGTACCCAACGAGCAACGCCAACAGATTCTCGCGGAACGCGTGAAGAACCTGAACCTCGAAGGTTTCCAGAACGAAATCAACCTCCGCGTCGCACAGGCCGCCGGCGAAGACTCCATCATCGAGGTTGCGGAGAAGAACATTAGCGACATTCGTATCGCTATCGACGTTCTCTCCGACGTTCTCGCAGGTATCGAGCCTGACCCAATCAACGAACCAGTTACCGACCCTGAACTCGTAATCGAGATTGACGAGCCTACGGCGTGAATGGTTTGACACCTAAAACCCGGAAGTGGATATACGGTGTCCTGCTCGCTTCCGCACCTCTCGTCGTGTTCTACGGTGTAGCAACACAACAGGAAGTAACTCTCTGGGTCGGCTTTGCCGCGACCGCGCTCGGTATCGCGTTTGACAACGTACCGAAATAATCTCTTAGGATAGCCTTATGGGTCTGCTCGACAACTTCGTTCAACGTATCGCCACAGAAATTGTGAAGGCGGCACCAACGATAACTGACCTCGCAAACCAACCTGTCGGGTATGGTGCGTCAGCAGGTCAGGCAACTGTCGCGCTCGAACGTAACCCGAACTCGGCGAACGTACCATTCTCGCCGGGTATGCCTATTATGCCGGGTGCTATCAACCCTCTCCGTGCCGAAGGCAGGCCTGACCCTCGACGTTACGAGTTTCAGGTTGCTCAGAACATCAACATCACGGAAACACGCCTCGTGCCGTTCAAGACGCTACGGGCCGCCGGCGACCAGATAGATATTCTTCGCCGATGCGTCGAGGTGCTGAAGCAGAAAATGGTTGGTTTGGATTGGGATATTGTTCTCACCTCCGACTCGACCGAGGCTATGGTTGCCGATACCGGGCTTTCAGCGTTACGCGCACAACAGAAAGCGAAAGAGAAATACGGCCCTGAAATTGCGCGGCTACGTCAATTCTGGAAAAACCCTGACACGGCGAACGGGCTTATCTTCTCCGACTGGCTGAATATGGCGTTGGAAGAAATCCTCGTACTCGACGCTTGGGCTGTCTGGCCTCAGAAAACTGTCGGCGGCGACCTATTCGGCTTACAGATTCTCGACGGCTCAACAATCAAACCTCTTATCGACGATAGGGGAATGCGGCCCTTACCTCCCTACTCGGCGTACCAGCAGATTCTGTTCGGCTTCCCACGTTCCGAGTTCTCCGCACCCGACGAAACAGAAGACGCCGATGGTGAGTTCTCTTCCGACGAGTTGGCGTACCTTATCCGTAACCGGCGTACCACTTCTGTTTACGGTTACAGCCCGGTCGAACGCGCACTCCCTCTCGCCGACCTTTACCTGCGTCGCCAACAATGGTTACGCGCCGAGTTCACCGACGGTGTTATTCCCTCAATGTTTTTCAAGACAGATGCGACGTTCGGCGGAAACCCTGACCTGCTACGCGCATACGAGAACGTCTTCAACGACGACCTCGCCGGGCAGACGGAACAACGTAAAAGGGCAAGGCTTCTCCCTGCCGGTCTTGACCCTGTTGAGCCAGCCGGTTACGACCAGAAGTTCACCGACCAGTTCGATAACTTCCTCATCAACCAAATCTGCGGTCACTTCGGCGTAATGCCCTCCGAAATTGGTATCAACCCTAAGTCTGGTTTAGGTGGGGCAGGTTTCCAAGACGGCGAAGCGAAAACGTCTGAGGTTCTCGGCCTTATCCCATTGGCTGAATGGGTCGGTCGTATGCTGTCGAACCTGTCGTATGTGTTTCTTGGTATGCCGCGCGAACTGGAGTTCAAGTTTATGCCGTCGGCTCGTAACGACGATTCCGCTTCCGCGTCTGCTGATGATGTTCGCCTGAAGAATGGTACGAAGTCGGTGAATGAGGTTCGTGCCGATATGGGTCTGCCGTTGTTGGACGCGGAGGAGGCCGATACTCCTATGTTGTTCACGCCGGGTGGTACGTTCTTCATTACGGAGGACGGCATTATGGACTTCTCTACGGGTGCGTCGACTGATGTTGAGGAAACGGGTACGACTCCTGCTACCGAAACGCCGGCAGAGCCAACGCCGGCAGAGCCAGCACCAGCAGAGGAAACGCCGGTCGAAGAAGCACCTGCCGAAACGAAGAAGATGGATTACGCCGAAGACGAAGCGAAACACTTCCTACGTTGGCTCAACAAATGGGGACAACCTAACCGACCTTACCGATTCCAGCACCTTCCGGCGGCCTACGCGGAAACGCTCAACAAGTTTATTGAGGTCGAAGACTTCGATGGTGCGCGCTGGTATGCGGAGCGTTACCTTGTATGAGGTCTTTACCGTTCACCGTTGACCGCGTTGTGATGCGCGTTTCAGCCAATCTTGCCGATAAGGTTCGTGACGCGTTACGGGCTTCCCTCAATGTGAATGAGATTGTTGACGCATTCCTGAACACTTACCGTGAGGGTACTGTCACAAGGTCACAGGCGCGCAACTGGGCGCGTATAAACGTGAAGCAGAACGATACGGCACTTACCGATGCGCTAGACGCTGTATGGGCTTCTGGTTGGATTCTCGGCACCGATTACGCTACGGAGGCTATGCGTATCGCCTCAATCAAAAAAGCACCAACATTCAGTATCGACTGGTCTAAATGGAAACCGGGGCAACCGGCGGCGGAAGCACTCGTACGACCACCACGCGGCCTGAAACGCCTACTAGCGAAACACCGTAACCAAACAATCAAAGGTATCAGCGACACGAACCTCGACCGTATCGGTACTGTCCTCGCTGATGGGTTAGCGGTCGGCGCAGACCGACGCTCTATTGCGCGTGACATTATGACGCTCGGTATTGAGGGAATTATGGGCGACGCGAAACGTGCTATGACGATTGCGTTGACGGAAACTTCACGGGCCGTCGGAGCCGCAACTCTTGAACGGTATCAGGAGATGGGTTTACGTTTCCACGAATGGTTGACGGTTGAGGGTGAGGGTGTGTGTGTGGCGTGTGACGAGAACGCGCTCGCTGGCCCGGTTTCTGTTGGTTCGGAGTTTCCGTCTGGTGATTTGTCGGAACCGGCGCACCCTAATTGTCGTTGTAAGATGATTCCGTTTATTGAGAATTTCAGTACGCCGGTTCGGGATACGGTTTCGCTCGGCGCAACTGCTGACGCTACGAAAGGTAGTGAAGACCAGCCGCGAGATGAAAACGGCAGGTGGACGAACGGTTTTGCTACGGATTGGGACTCGCACAGTAATACCGAAAAACAATTCGCGACCCTAGCGGAAGACCAAAAAGAATACGCTGCTTATATCGCCTCAAACGACGCATACATAAACGCAATCACAAACTACGCTTCAGATTTCGATTATCAAGAACTGAATGATAACTTACGGGCCGACGGAGAACTCAATCCGAACCAGCAAGATATTTTCGACAATCTACAAGAACTGTTACTCAGCGAAGACGCGACTTTCTCTCGACCATTGACTTTATTCAGGGGAATGTACGACCTGAACGGCGAGTTCGATAATGTGAAAGTTGGCGACATACTCACAGACCAAGGTTTCGTTTCAACTACGACCGACCCTAGTATTGCTATGACATTTGCCAATAATCTTTATTCAGAACAAAACGACGCTGTTGAAATGAAAATTGAATTACCTGTTGGCGCGAACGGTATTGCTCTAGATTCAGTAGTCGAACAACGTTTCGGTCAAGGCGCGGCGCAACACACAGACGAAGACGGTAAAACGAGTTATATAAACGAGGTACTTCTGCCGGCTGGAACACAGTTCGAGGTCACGGCTGTTGGCGTGAAAGACGAGCGTTCAGGTGTAAGGCGCGTCGATGTGAAAGTTGTGGGTAATGATTACTTCAGCGACTAATCGTATTATTGAGCGCGGTATGAAGATGCGCGTTACGAAGAAAACTTCGCTGAAGTTTGTTGACGGGCAGTTCGTTGTGAAGGAATATAATCCTGACCAACCGCGTGATGAGGCAGGTCGTTTCAGTAGCGACGGAGGGAGCGTAGGGCCTACCGACGCACAATACAACGCGCTCGAAGGCTACATCGGTGCTGACTACATAAATGTAAACAGTTATCTTCGTTCTGGAAAGATTCGTGATGAAACCTATGGCGGAATATACGACCCGATGGCGATTCGCAACACAGTCGAAATGATGAACAACCTTATGTCACCGATAGGGCAGGAACAAACTCTTTATCGAGGAATTCTGGCGAGCGATATCACTGAAGCCTTATCAACGCTTCAACCGGGTGACAGGTTCACTGATAAAGGTTTCGTTTCTACTACACAAAGTTTAGGTTTCGCGGATAATTGGCGAGGCGATGGTTTACTGATGGTAATTGACGCGCCGGCTGGAACGAACGCGATTGATGTTGTTCGGGTTTCTGGCGGAAATCCTAATCGCGATGAATACACCAACATTGAGGAAGAGCGTGAGGTTATTCTCGCGCGTGACACCACATTCGAGGTAGTATCTAACTCTGGCGACCGTATGGAGGTGAAAGTTGTCCGATAGGTTTCTTTACTCCGACGAGGACGTTGCTGGTATCACGATTACCCGTAAGCCGGCGTTGAAGTTCGTTGATGGCGAGTTTATTGTCAAAGAGTTCAACGAGAATCAGGAACGTGACGAGCGAGGCCGTTGGACTAGCACCGGTGGTGGGTCTATGCCGTACACGCTCACACCTAAAGCACCAGAAGCACGAGATATAATGATGACGCCCGGTTCTTCAGTTTTTGAGAGCGCAAGAAATCCGGAAGAAAAAGTACGCGCGCTTCTGTGGCACTCGTTTCGGTGGCAAGACCCGAACCTCAATATTGACCAAGAACTAAACAAAATACTGGCTGACCCGGAAGCACCTAGAATTCCGCAAGAGTTGATTGACCAAGTTTATCAAAATGCTATTAGAGGGTGGGATTTAGACCCGAATGCTTCGGCGGAAGATAAACGCGATTGGGTTGAATCAGGTCACTTAATTTCAATCGACAATCATTCGCCGTTATTCGATGCTTGGTCTAACGAACAAGCCGAGTTTGTTCAATCTCGTATCGGCGAAACACTTTTGCCTGACGGTAAAACCATCAACGAAACAATGGACGCGATGGCAACCGATGCGCTTTCTCAACTACAAGAACTAGCGCAGACTACTCCGTTGTCGCTGACTATGCCCTTTTCACGTCTTCAAAGTTTTTTACAAGACGAAAGGTACAAAACCGTTTTCGAGGCTACGAGCGTCAACAAAGGTTTACCTCGAACAGCCTATATTGACGCACGTTTAGCAAAAGAAACTGAATTAGGCGTACCTACTGATATTCCTTTGGAAGCGCGGCCCGTTTATGCGACTCTTGGTGGTACCGGAATGGCTTACGGAGATTCGACTATTACTCTTGACGATTCTGCGAAAGACCGTGTAACTATTTCAATCGGCGACAGCCTTGATGGTCACGTTTCGGCGACTCTCAATCTTGGCGATTTGGCTTCTGGTTCGACGACGAAATCAGATTTCTGGGCCGCCGCCGGCGGTCGCGTAGCGGATTGGGGCAGTAACGAATATGTTTCGACTTGGTTCAACTACAAAGATGGTGGCATAACTGGTTACTCTGGCAATCTCGATGTTCAAACGATGGGTAATAAAGAGTATCTAGAAGCGCAAATACACGGAGGCGTTTCACTTTCCGACGTGTCAGGTGTGACGGTAAATCCTGACGTGAAAATCAGCGGCGGTAATCAAACGAAACTTGATAGTCTTGGGATTACGGTAGACCGGGTACAGAGCACGTGGAAGAAAGGGGCATAATGGGTAATTTATTCGTTCACGATTTAGGCGGTACGGTGACTTGGGAAGGTCAGATTTCTATGACTACTGAACTGACCCTTCCGAGTAGTAAAACGGTTTCGCTTGGCGGCCTTATCGCGCTTACGAACGGTGACGCGCTCGAATGGTTCGATAAAGAATTTGAGCCTCTCGTTTCCGACGTTGAGAAGGCTGGCGTATCGGCGTTGAAATACGCCGACAATGAGTTTATACCTGCCGTAAACACGGAACAACAAGATACTATTGACCGTAACGCTAGAAAGGTTGACTAATGGCTTTTGTTCACAAGAACAACACGGTCGGTACGGCCGCCACCAAGATTGCTCAAGTTCCGACCGGGCAACGGCAGAACATTACCGTTTACATTCAGAACAATGATACGGTCGCTATCTTCGTTGGCGATTCTGCCGTAACTACTTCGGGTGCGAACGCTGGCTGGAAAGTTGCGGCCGCCGGTAGCATTCAGTTCTGGTGTAACTCGGGCGACCAGATTTACGCTATCTCCGCCGCCGGTACAGCCGCTAACGCTGTCGTCGTAACATACTCCGCATAACAGGGCAAGGGTATAAACTTCACTTATGGCTAATTCATTCGCTTACGCTTCTATCGAGAAGACGAATAAGAACGACGATGGTACGCTCACCGTTTACGGTAAGGCTACCGACGACTCGCTGGATATTGACCAGCAGATTTGTGACTCGGACTGGTTGAAGAAGGCTATGCCTGAGTGGATGATGTCGGGTGGGAATGTTCGTGAACAGCATTCTTCGATTGCGGCTGGTGTTGCGACGGAGTATGAGGAGAAGGGTGACGGGCATTACATTACTGCTCTTGTTGTTGACCCGTCTTCGGTGAAGAAGGTTGAAACGGGTGTCCTGAAAGGTTTCAGTATCGGTATCAAAGGGCCGCGTGTGATTCGTGATACGAAGGCCGCTGGTGGTCGTATTGTTGACGGTCAGATTGTTGAGATTTCGTTGGTTGACCGACCGGCTAATCCGAACGCGAAACTGATTCTCGCTAAGGCTGTTGATGGAAACCTTGTAAAGTATTCAGAAGAAAAAGAACCTACTATCCCTACCCCGAAAGATGTGGCTCGAATGGTAAACAAGAACGCTGAACCGGTTGAGCCGGTCGAAGAAATCGTGACCGAAGAGGTCACGGAAGAGGCCGTCGAGGAAGTCGTCGAACTCACGGAAGCGGAACAGGTCGAGAAGGCCGCGCGACTCCTCAACCTGACCAAGTCGTTCACCGCTGAACTAGTAAAGTTCGACCAAGCGACGTTCGA